TTAGACTTTTTTCAAATATCTTTTAGCAACCCAACCGCTTGGAATCTTTGCCCAATCTCCATTAAATTCAGACACAGTAACACGAGTGCCATAATTTAGACAGCCATCCTTATCGTAATCGTGGGCTTTAGCATTCTTAGTTAATTCCTCATATGTCTTTCTTCTACAGTTAGCTCCTGGTCCTGTTCTGACACTTAAATCACTAGCAGTAATCATATAAGTACCTAAAGTGCTAGATGCATTGCTCTGTGGCTTAGGTGTAGGAGTTTCAACGTGTTCATTAACACTCTTATTTAAGATACCCTCTACAATTGCCTTTGCGCACTTGTCAGCGTTCCAATGAGCCTTATCTGTGGCATTGTCAACAAAGCAGCACTCAACTAGAAGTGCTGGAGAATTAGTCTTTCTCAACACATATAACTTTGTAGATGTTTTAACACCTCTATTTCTAATGCCTAAAGTGTTAGAAATCTTTTCTGCAATTCTAGTTGCTTCATCTTTGGCTTTTGAACTATCACTATAGATATATACTTCTGTTCCTGTACCACCCCCAGCGTTTAAGTGGATTGATACATCTAAGTCAACCTTATGATCATTACACTTATTTACAATTGCTTTTAAGTTAGAATTCTGGTCTTTTCCATTATCATCAGTACAGTCATATACTGTATGTCCGTTTGCTCTTAGCAACTCAATGACTTTATTTTTAACTTTTCTGTCTTCATTGACTTCGTCTAATAATCCTGTTGCTCCTCTGCATTTAAGAGAATGTCCACCATGTACATTAATAATCATACTTTATACCTTCTTTCTTATAATTCAATTCCTTCGATTTCCGCTCTAATCTTAAGAGTACGAATATAATTTCCTAAATGCTTTTTCTGCTCTTTTAATAAATCGAGTGAGCATCTAGGAATGAATGTCAAGGTACGTGCCTCGTACTTAACGGTCATATCATCTAATTTGTCATATCTGATTTTTGCCTGCCAGTATTCTGCCTTAAATCTGTCCTTATAATCAGAACTGTTCATAAGTTCTACAGTGTCTTGTAATTCCATTGTTTAATCCTCCTCAAGATATGTGCCGATTCCATAATTTTCAGCACACATGTATTCGATTCTGCATCCTCGTGCAGTATTCCACCCTTTTAAAAAGTAAGCCACATCGGCAGTTGATAATAATTCAATAGATTTTCCAAGGTACCACAAAGGAGTGCCTCCACCATCAATATAACTATCAATAATTTCAACATCATCACCATAGAGACTTTTAATTTTTTTGACTGCTTTCATTCTATTATGTCTGATTTCTTCTTCAGACAGATCTTTCATAGGCTGAGAAATAAATATTTTCATCACTAATCCTCCTCATATCTTATAATTGGCGCTTTTGCCTTGATGACATTGATATCTCCTAAAGAGATGTGAAACACATCTCCAGCACTTGAAAAAGCACGGCATTCATAAGAAAGCTCGTTTCTACTTCTGCCTAGTGTATCTGTAGGATCTATTCGTGCAGTGATTACATTATCCTTTATGGTTGTTTCTTTTCTTCTTATCTCATCACCATCGATAATAACAAGAAGCGCCTTATATTCATTGAAATTAAAAGGCTCGCCATCAGACGAGCACGAAAATCTGATAAGATGTGTAGTTCCTTCAATCACATCTATATCACGCTTATTGCAATTCATTTATTCATCTCCTTCAAAAGGCGAAACCTTTCCGATATCTATATGCATCATGTTGCTTACTTCAATTTCAGCATCTAATGCAGTTTGTGCAGCTATATTGATATTCCCATGATCAGCATCTATTGAAGCGTTAGCATATGTATACTTGCTAATATCCACATCAACGGTATGAGAGACTTCTATATCTACTTCAGTGGATTGTGCTTCATCTGGCCCTGAATAAAGATAAAGAGTGAACCATCCTCTACTCATCCCGACCACACTCCATCTGCAGATTTAGCATAGATTCTAATAAGATAATCACCATCACCCTTAGACAATTCTGTGTCCAACACACTTACTACTCCTGTGCTGCCTGTTTTTAGATCAGTGCCACTTTCAACCAGCAATCCTATTCCTCTACCGGAAGATTCACCGTCACGTGTTGCACGTGCCTCCCACTCTACTATATCGATATCACAATGAAATCTGCAGATACACTCATTTATTCCTAGTATCCTAGATATTCGATACTTATCAATGCTATCAATCGTCACAATAGGAGCCTCAGCTAGTCTGTAGGTTACTGTGATAAGACCATCAGTAAGCCACACATTACCAACAGCAGCCCACGATGATCCCCAGGCGTCACATTCTACGGAGCCATCAAGTGATGTGCCAAAGTCGATAGTTATACTGGTAGTCTTCTTATATTGTGCCCCACTATTTACAGTGAATCTAACTGCATTGGCATATGTATATGAACAGTTAAATATCCCTGTGAATTTTACATTGATGACTATCGCATTAGAGGGAAGAGAAGGAACAGTCCATGTAACCTTCTCTTTGTTGTGCCCACTTCCTGCAATATGAATATTAGGCATTGTGGCTTCTGCTGTTACTTTATATTCCTGTGCCATAGTATTATGCTACTGACCAAGTACCGTGTGCGTTCTTCACGAATACCTTGATAATCTTCTCACCATCACCACTTGAAGCCATTTCAAGGTCTTTGCCGTAGATTTTGCAAGAGATTGCATTATTCTTTTTGAATGTTCCAGTACCTTTCATGTTTGCAGAACCATTAGCAGTACCAATTAATGTTCCAGCATCATTCAATGAAGACTGAGAAGGAACAACCTTAATCTTATATTCAACAAAGTCAACGTCTGAAGTGAAACTGAATGTAGCCACGTTTTTAGGTGCTGTCTTAGAGATTCTTGAGACGTCTGGACCAATGATAGTAACGGCTGGTACTGAAGTATCTAATGTAATGGTAGCAGATGCAGCAGCAGTCTCATTGCAGACATCATCACGTACTTTTACGTATACAGTCTTGAGTCCGTCGCCTGTTGCAAGTGCAATACTTTTTGTTGATGCAAAAGTCTCCCATGAAGCACTATCTTCAGATGATGCCCCATCAATTCCCCAAACCTTCATCTGATATCCTGATGTGGATGTATCAGATACTGAGATGCTTAAAGTAACATTCTTAGATGTAGTGTATTGTGATCCATTGTTTAGTTTGACAGTCAATCCCTGGGGAGCGAGTGTATCTAATACAAGATTAAAATAACTTGCCATGTTTATCCCTCCGCTTTAATGCATCTATTTTCTAATTTATGGTAGGCATCAAAGTATAATTCTTTTTTGTCTCCATTATAAGTCACTTCAAAATACATACCGTCTGGCAGAGTAGTTGACAAAAGAGCCTTGTTATTCTGAAGTGTCTTGCATACCCACACAACATATACATCATAACCCTGTGGATCTTCTAGATTCTCATTTGTGTATCTTCTTACTTCTTCAACTGCAATCTTTAAAAATTCATCGTTGCCCATTATTCTTCTCCTTTTTTAATGGCATTTTCAGCCACTTCTAAACCTTTTGTAAGTACGGATGGTACGTTATCCCCTGCTTCAACGAAATTTTCAAGAATACTGCGTAACTCATTGATAATGAGAGATGCCAAAGTAAACCACCCAATATAGGCAGTAACCGCCAAGTCAATGCCTATAGTCTTTCCAATTTCAATGAAGATAGCAGAAGCCAAGAATGCAACTAAAACCATTAACCAGTAGCCTAGTTTCTTCCAGACACCCTTAACTCCCTTTGCACTGTTGTCTTTTCCTGTCAGTCTTGATTTTCTAACTCCTGTAATATAATCAATGATATTTAATGTTAAAAAGCCTACGAATAAAAACCAATGTGTGCCTAATGCAGTGGTTAACACTGCTACAATAGTGCCCCCTACTGCATTAAGAGTGTCCATATATTTCAATGATGTGTCGTATAATTTCATTTTATTACCTCTTTATTTACATATTTTCCGCAATGATCCATGCATCTAGCTGAATCTGAGTGATGTTCGAATAACTCTGATAATTGTTGTGAGCAGAGTTACACTGCTTGATCTGCATATATAGCTCATTGCTGTTGTTTACGTTGAATTTGACAGGAACGTCAAAGAATCCACCGTTAGCCTGTATGATTGCATTGGCATCCGTATACCCCATGTTAGGAGCTCGCCAAGGAAATGCGTTAGTACGAACAGGAGTGTATAATTTAAATCCATTAATTCCGTTAGAATTGAGATGATTGACCGATTGATCAAATATAATACGATATATGTTTATGTCACCTAAACACTGTCCGTATATTGTTCCTGTAAATGTGCCACCATTTAAACCTACACCCAATTGTCTCTTATCAATCGCACTGCTACCTGTTCCTAGAATATACCCCTTTAGATACTCGGCAATGTTTTCTAGTCCCCAATCATTCGGATGGATTCCATCCGAACTCATCATATTTTCAAAAGACAGGATGTTTTCGGCACCCGGTACTAACATAAAAGGCTGATTTGTATAGCACGCTTTTGATGTGTATGCAGGCATCAATTTATATTTTAATTTAAACTGATTATTCCTATCTTTAAATGCAACCCCAAAAGGCGCAAAGTGAACAACTGCATTTGGATATGTACTCTGTACATATGAAATCAATGTATTGATATTGGATTTAACAGTATCGGTCTTATCACTATAAGCCAGTTCGTTATAGCCACCGCCAATCAGCACATCTGTTACCATCTTCTTATTACCCACCTGAGACTCCACACCTTTGAGAAGTGTCAGAAAACTATTAGAAGAATTAGAAAAGGATGCACCACCTTTATGATTGACATAGATGTTGTCTGCAGAGAAGTGGCAATTCACTAACTTATTCTTAAGTCTGTCGCACCAACCTGTGGCATTTCCATCAGGAGTATAACCATCTCCATAACTGTCACCAATGAAAATCAGTTTTCTTTTGCTTCTGTTTTCTAGATTCATCTTAGTTCCTACCACCCTTTTCCCGTCGCCTGAATAGGCAATCAACCCTTCTTCAATGTTATCATCAGTTACTGTACTGTCTGATATATCAATCAATGTCTTGCCGTTATATATGACTTTGTTGATGCTCATATAAACACTCCTATGCGATTGTTACTGTAGTTCCGCCGGCTGAGTTCTCACTTTCAGCATATGGAATCGGATTAACAGTAACCTGTGATAAATAGTTATATCCTGTATCAGGCATGATTGTCTGTGTAGCGGTGCTTGGTGTCACTGTCTTCTGCTGAGGTTTAGCACCTTCAGTCCCTGACATAGTACCTTTGATGCCTAGGATTGTTACTCCATCACGAATATTCGTAGGAATAAGTTTAGCCTGTTCAGCAGTCGCAATCTGAACATTACCAGAACCATCGTGGAACCCCTGGGGAATCGTGTATACCTGTGCCTTGGTTGTGATGCTTCCTTTAACAGAACCATTGTTCTTCATGGTACCTGTTAATTTAGTGCCTCTTGCATACGCAGTCTTTCCAGCTAGCATTTCAGCGACTGCCACAGTCGCATCACCAGAATCTACATCAAATGTACAAGTACCTGTGACTGTGGCACCTGTCTTATCGTGGAACGTCAAATCCTTCAATACTTTGTCTGCTGTCGCAGTGTCACCTGTCAAGTCGATTAATGTCTTGCCACCATAGACGACCTTATTTATATGTTTAGTTTCTGCCATGTTATAATTCCTTTCCTATGTATACTGTATTACCCCCTTCATCGTTACTAGTCTCGAAGAAGGGGATTTTTTTAACCATTACATCTTTATTGAGAAGTTTATTTTTTGTCTTAAGCTGCTGAGCTATATCTTTAGGTGTTACTGTATAAGCACCAGTATAGATATCAGCATTCTTTATGCCCTGATAGTTTTTTATATCAAGTTTGAACTCTTCAGAACATATCTTCATATCAGCATGAAAAGACATATCTCTTATGACGAATCTAAGAGGTATGTCTTTTGACTTGAATTCTAGTTTAAGGCGCACATCAGATCACTCCATCTTTTAATATTCTTTCAACATATGTAGTGATGATATTAGATGCAACTGCTTCTCCATCAGCCGTAATCGCACGCAGCTGAATCTCAGCCTGATGTTTTTCTTTAAGCTTCAGAGTATCCTCCTGTGACAGATGCACTTCTATCTTGTCACCGCTTAGGTTGCTGCATTCTATCTGTCTATCAATAATAATTCTATTGTCTTGCATGATAGTGAAGTAGGCATACTGGAGAGTATTCACTTCAAATGGAAGTGTGCATATTAATGTGGCAGTAGTACCTCTAATCATAATTGCCTCCTATTTACCCAGATTCCTAGGAATAAGAACAAATCCAGTAATGTATGTACCCTTTGATACTGTTCTTTGATCTATTGAAATCAGTGCTAATTTATTACTAGTGCTACCACTCGGATAATATCTAATTGCTAAGCTATTACTTGAATAAGAAGCAACAGGCTCTAAGAAGTTACCTACGCCACCAATTAAATTAGGCAAATCTCCATCACCTGGAGAATATCCTGTTCCTGCAGAAAATCCGGTATCGACACTAAAAGAACCTCCATAAATCAAATATACATAATCATGATTATATCTGTATCGGAATGTAATGCCGTTAACAGTTCCTAAAGTTACAGTGCTAGACCATTTTCTATCTTCTTCTAATTCGCTAATTTTATCTTTAAGTGTTGCAAGTTCTGTTTCAATTCGCTCTTGTGATCCGGTCGAAGTAACATAGCCACAATACCACGAATCCCCTCTTGTATCATTCACGTCATTCTGTACTAGAGATGTAATTCCTTTGCGTACATGAATTATAGCAATAAAGAGCTGATAGATGGAATCAGTCCTTTTTGGAGAAGGCCATTTCCCATCAGTACCTCCCTTTACAACTTTCAAAGATACTTTTCTTTCGGATGCATTGAACTCTAGTGTAATTGCATCATATCTATCATAGGTGCCTTCAGAACTATCGATATTAAGTGTCTTCTCTTCAGAAGAAGGGAAGAAAGCACCTCTAATAAAGGCATTTCCTGAACTCACTGTAATATGCATGCTGTTGTTAGCCTGTACATAAAAGTCATCTGTTGAGCAGATGCCATCAGTAAATAATTCACCCAGCATTTTACGCCACGATGCTGCAGACATCTTTCTATCTCCATTCAGTGAGTCAAATGGATAGCCATATTCATCTGTTATTGTATCAGCCATTAAATATTATCACTCCAATCTATCGTTGACGGAAGAGGTGTTCCAAACGTAGGCACTGCCTTCATTACTCCATGCTCGTATACCTCATTAACCTCCGTCACTCTATCATTTGAGGTCATTCCCCAATATTCAAACCTATTTGTGACTATATCGCCAAGATCATAATCAGTAGGATAGTTATAATTCCCTCTGATCTTATCTTCCTTCTCTAATGTTTCAGCAAGCATATTGCTGTTAAGTGTTGTATTTCCTCTTTCAATGAGTGCATTCTTATAAGCAAGGTCGCTGATGTTTTCTTTTGATATATCAGACCCATTGATAAATATCTCTCTTCTTTCCAGTCCAGATACAGATGTACTGCCTGTTATCTCTATCTGTCTAGCTGAACCTTCACCTTGGCCACCGACATAGCACACATTTGCATATGTCTTTGAATTAGCACTATATGTCGCTTTTTCAATATCGCCGTTCTTCTGCGAGAAGATAACACGTGATATATCATACTGGCTATCGGATCTATCAACACCCTTGTATGTTTCGAATATCCATTTCTTTTCATCGAAGTCAGGCCTTAAACGAAAACCTATATCTGAAGCCTGAGAAAGCTTCTCTATGTACGTAAGTATATTTTTATAGGTTGCCTGGTAAGTGATTTTTTCAGTATATCCATTATCGGGGCCTAACATTACTCCTGGAATTGCTGCCTTTGATACAAGTTCTCTCATAGAGGTTTCTACACGGCCATTAAAGTTGTATGTTCCCTTAATGATTCTTCTATAAAAATAAGATGATGCGAATCTTCCTTTGACGGTAATCTCCTTCTTAGATTTCTCATAAGATATTGTAATACTCTCAATGATTCCGCATTCCTTCTTGCCCTTCAGATAGAAAAGATTCTCAAGTTTCAGCAGCTGCACGTTATATGCAGTCACTGGAACATGTGCCTCAAATTCACCACATGAAGTATACTTACGTGTCCACTGGAGAGAAAAAACATTTTCAATCTGACCTAGAAAGTTCATATTTCCATCATAGATTCTTATGATCATAAATTAGGCCTCCACATAATTTCTTTTAAATGAAATTGATACAGTCATATTCTCTGCACCTGATTCTGCAGTATATCCTATATGATTAATTCCTGGCTGCAGTCTTATAAAGTCTGCAGATGTAGGAAGATACATATTTACTTCTTCTTTTTTTCTATCCTTTAAAAGATAGACATGACAATCATCTACAAGGGTTGTGATAATAAGCTTCTGACCACTTTCTAATGTAAAATCCTTTTTGCCAGAAATGCCTACAGTCATGTGTTCCCCTGATTCCTGTATTGAAATCGAAGGGTTTAAGACACTTCCTATAGCCTCAATAGTAATGGTCATGCCAGTTTCAGAACCGTTCTGATTATCTATCTCTAGATTCTGTACTATTTCTATTCTTGATATTTCCTCCGTTGTGAACTCATGAGGAAACTCAAATAGTGAAATGACTGTTGACATTGCAATACTGTTGTCTTCTATATCCGTAAAATAAGGATTCGCACATATCAGCGATATCTGATGAGTGCGTTTATAGAATGTGCCATCCGTTCCTGTTACCTTTTCTACAGTGTAGTCAATCTTTCTCTTATGAACACCATCATCATATTCAAGCGTGCCATCAAGAGAGAAAAGCCTGTCAAGCATCTCTCTATGATTGGCATAGCGCTCATTATCAACAACTTCTAACACGATGTTTCTGTACTTCATTGTGCGCCCTAATATTGATGCACCGTCAGAATTACCATTCTCCTGTAGATTAACTGTATATGTTGAGTCATATAATCCATCACAGTCAGTAATTACAAAAGGAGACAGTGATGTCTCAGTGAAGATTATTGAATATCCATTTGAATTAGTACAGGTGATTGTCCTATATTCCTTTTCCTCCAAGAATCATCACGCTCCTTTCAGTCTCTGAATCAATTCTCTATTTGCATTTCTTGTCTGTCTTGACACTTCTGAAGGATCTACAGCATCAGGTGCTGTAATATTGATAGTCTGATAGATATCACCTTTTCTATCTTCAGAATGCGGTTTTTCAAATCCTTCATTGATTAGCTGCATCTTGACTTCTCTTACAGCACTGAATGTCATTGCGGCACCAAAGTTGTCAGATTTATTGAATTCATCAATAAGCGAATCATTGAATGCTGCTATATCCTTTCTGACGGTATCAAATGAACCTAGAATTCCGACACCAATACCTTCACCGATGAATCTGCCGACCATATCCCTCATGATCCTAGAAGGAGAGTGGATACCAAGGAATCCTTTAAAGCTTTTGACGATACCGCCCGCAAAGTCTCCAATCTTCTTAGTAATCCATCCGCCCATGTTCCAAATACCCTTCCAGATACCTTCGACAATATTCTTTCCGATTGATAGCATCTTTGAAGGAAGCGAAGCAAGTGCTTTTACAATGATTTCAAAAATCTTTTTAGCAGCACCGCCAAGTGAGCCAAATAATGATTTAATACCATTAATCAAGCCATGAATACCTTTGCCGCCTAATGAGCCAAGTTTTTCAGGTAATAGCATGATATTAATCAATACAGTATCTAATGCCTCTTTTCCTGTACCCTTCAGGAATCCGAATAATGTCTTGATTCCATTTCCTAGACCCGTGATGGCCATTTTTCCTAAATTAATCCAGTTAAATGCGCTCCATACATCGACAATAGCCATTATGATTTTTGGAATATTGGCTATTAGTGTTGGAATTGCCTGTATCAAACCGAGCGCTAATTTACCAATTAATTTAACACCGCAAATTAAAATAGTTGGAGCGTTGTCATTAATAATGTTTGCGAATGTACTGATGATAGTAGGAATTTTTGCAATCATAACAGGTAATGCACTAATGATGCCATCAGCCAACTTATTTAATAATTCAAACCCACTTTTTATAAACTGTGGTGCTTGCGCTGCAATGTTGCTTGCGAATTTCTGAATGGCATCAAGGATTCCTGGCATATTGTTGAAAGAATTGGTCAGTATGCTGACAATTGAACTGCCGATATTGCCTATCATTGGAAGCAGATTGCCACCTATAAATGTGCCTAATGATGAAACAGTATTTTTAAATGTACGCCATACGCCATCACCAGTAGAAAGTGCTCCCAAAAAGTCCTGTACTGACGCCTTGACCATGCCAAAAGAACCAGTGAGAGTAGTACTTGCTTCTTCTGCAGTCGTTCCGCTGATTTTCATATGGTCCTGTACTACAGAGATTGCATTCGCAATATTACTAAATGACATATCGCCGTCTTTAACTGATACATTTAGTTTTTCCTGGGAATCCTTATATGTAGACGCATCTTTTATAAGTCTTGCCATTTCTGTCTTGGTTCCGCCATACCCTAACTTTAGATTGTCTAGCATTGTGTAATTTTGTTTTGCGAAACCCTGATAGGCATTCTGTATATCCTGTAGATCAGTCCCCATTTTGTTTGCGTTGTCGGACATGTCAACCATTGCCCTTTTCGCAATTTCCGCTGCCTTGGCAGTATTTCCACCGCATGAAGATACAAGTGAAGCTGCAAATGATGTGGTCTGTTCCATATAGGTATTTGCTGAAACCCCTGCATCCTTAAATGCTGTCTGTGCTGCTTTTTTAATTACATTTGCACTATTGCCAAAGAGCGTTTCAATGCCTCCTATGGACTGCTGGAGTGCGCCTCCTTCTGTCAGTGAGGCACTGAGAAACTTTCCTATTCCAGCAATAGTTATAGCACCCTTGATTTTAGAGACGAGCATGCTTCCGAAGGTGCTGCCACTATTGTCTGCCTGTTCCTCAAGAGGTTTCCCCATGACCTCCTGGATTGATGCCTTAATGCCCTGAGCAGATGGAACAATCTGCACATAGGCCTTACCTAAATCAGTTCCATTCTGTTTTGCCATTTAAGCGCCTCCTTTCTTTATGATCTGCATTCTTGCTCTTTCAAAGTCCTCTGCACTATTAAAGCCTTTAGTTGGCTTTTTCTTTACAGGATTCATCAGCTTTTCATATATTGATTCAGGACGATTTCTATTTTTCTGTGCTTCCTTTGTCTTAGACCAGGCAAGAAGTGCCAGATAATCAACAGCGAGTGCACTTAGTATAGTTTGAGTATCTACATTCTGTTCTTCCATTGCCATTTTAAGTCTTGAATCATTTCGTAATCCGCTGACAAGAACATAGATGTAAGAAGGCTTGTAAGACATATAGTCATATATGTGATATGTTTCAGCTAAATCACATATAATCTGATGCTTATAACCTCGCAAAAGGTTTGCGAGGATTACGAGTTTTTTAAGTCAGTACCATCATCAATTTTGACCGACATCATGTCATTCATTTCATGCTGCATTCTCTTGAGAGAAAGAAAGCCGTCCTTTCTTCTGCAGTGTTCTTTCAGTGCTCTATAACCTTCATCACCAATCATATATTTAATTAAATCCGGCATTCCGAGCCCTGTTTCAGCCATATTATTTACCTTTTCAATGAAGTCATAATCATCCATAAGGCGCTTATTGATTTCAAACTTAAATCCTGAAGCTGTTTCACCTTTGATTTTCTCTTCCATCTGTTATGCTCCTTTTTTCATGATGTATTCCTTATGATATGATCCGTTTCCATCTGGTCTTGCCTTGAATGTGCAGTCATACCCTACAGCATCATCATCTTTATATGTAACTTCGCCAACTTCTGTAAGCTTGCATGCTGGAACAACAATTCTTTTCAATACTGTTCCTTCTGCAAGAATCATATCAATTACAAGTACTCTATATCCCCTTGTGTTGGCTTTTACATCCACAGTAACTCCTGTTTCAATATCACCGGTTACTTGTTTCTGTCCAAAGACTTCCTTCAGTACATCAGTATTTAATGATTCAATCAGTGTGAGACTGAATTCGTCTGAAAAATCCTTATCAACATCAAGTACAGTGTCTCCACCCCATGCAGTGATTGAATCGCTTGAAGAAGATGCCTTATTCTTGACACCATCATCAGAGCAGTATCCAAGTGATTTGAATGCTTTATCAAGTTCTACAGCTGCACTCGTTGGTAAAGTAGTACCGTCAGGTGCCGACCAGACAGCACCTCCAATCTTAGGCTTTCCTGTTGTTACATTTGATGCATCTACATTCGCCATATCTTTTCCTCCTTATAATTAAAAAACCAGGTCATATACTGCCTGGTATCTGTAATGCTTTGTACTTGTATCGGTATAGTTATAATCGCTGTTATGTCTGCTTGCAGAGATTCTTGGGCATTCTGCAGCATTATCCATTGCTTCTTTTACCTTCTCATTAAGAAGGGCAGCTTCATAAAGCGAAGAACCATACGACTGTATTGCAAGAGTTGCATGCCTGATGAAATTATCAGTATATCCTCCTGTTTTTTCGACAACAATAAAAGTATCCTGAGATGCATCATCATACTGTGCATAGCAGGATACTCCTGTCTTCTTCTGAAGATAATCAATGATATATGTTTCTATGATCATGTCTATTTACCTCTTGCAGAGCCGAGAGCCTTAAGAAGCGTATTGTGCTTTCTTTCAGAATAGTATGCATGTGGTGTAGCAGGGCTTATCTTCACAAAGCAGCGGTCCTTGTTGGCTTTTACTTCCATCGCATACTCTTCTCCAGCCGCTTTCTGTACTCTTTCTCCATATGCAGAAACGATGTTCTGCATCTTGGAACCACTTAGCAACTGCCTTACGCCCTCTTTATTCAGTTCGAATTTATAATGATTACTCATATCTTTCCACCACTACTTTCTTATTCCATCGAAGAGGTATGTTCTCTTCAATCCCCTCTACTGGTTCACCTACCGTCTTCCATGTCTTGCCATAGAATTCTACTTTAGTATCTGTCCAGTCATGCGTATCACCTTTTGGAATGGCAAGATTATACTGAGTCTTAGCAATAGATACGTTCTGATTAGATGATAATTCAGAACTGCTGACTGGTGCTACAAGAACATCATCCACCTGTTCTGGAATATATTTATAATGCATATGCCCAAATGCATCACTGCCAGTAGGCTTCTTCTGATATACAGTTATCGTGATTCCTTTAAGTCTCATAGATTTCCATTGCTCCATATCTCTGCTTGATGATGCCCATTCGTTTCAGTTCATTTCTTAAGTAATAAAGATCATCACCCGGATTCACATAGGTACCGCTGAATGTGTATCCTAATGCTGACTGTGAGAACTGCTCAAGTGGCATATCCTGGTCATCATCTTTGGACATTACACGATGAACGCATGCTAGAACAACCATTTTTGCGACATTTGCCTTGTCATCAGATGAACTGATCACAGCGCTCAGGTTCATATTCCTTTTATTTGCCTCCTCTCGTAAAAGAGAGGAAGCAAGTTCAATGAGCATCAATAAACGCTTATGCTGTTCGTTATTCAGAGCAGTGTTGTAGACCTTTTCATAATCTTCTACTGATGCATAGATATCCATCTACATCACCTTATACATGTTTTCTAACAAATACAGTAGTAGGCTTTGAAACCTTATATCCGTATACATTTCTACCCTGAACGGCACACGCACCGATATGCTTTCCGTCTGCCAAATCATTTACTGAAACAGGAACAGCCCAATCATCTACGTAGTGGCAGAAGATTCTATTGCCTAGAATGAAGTCTACCTTATCATCTGATAAGTTATCTACTTCATAAATATCAATTCCACCGATTCTGCCTACTACACCTTCCTGTACCACCTGGTCACCTAAGTTAGAAGGCTTAATGAATTCCGGACACTGTAATAATACTCCGTACGCATCAGGAGTGACTGTGAGCCACATTTCTGATGTTTTGACGTGTGCCTTTCTTGCCTGTGTTCTAGCATCGATTACAGCCTTGTAAACAGTTTCTGGTGTTAATGCTGCAGTGTCCTTGATTGCAGTACATTCAAGTAAGGCGTTTCCTAAGTTAGTATCAGTCTCTACAGCCATAGAGTAGCCGGCTGAATCTAATCTTTCCGCAACAAGATTATCTGGTACTGCTGCAGCTGTATGCTTGTCAATCAATTCGTTTACAGAGGCATCATGATCAATAGGAAGTGTGATATAAGTAGTATTAGATGTAGTTAACTCAGTTCCGTTTGTCTTATCATAATCTTTTACTTCTACTTCTGTATCTCTTACAGGGATTTTAACGGCACCTGCTGTAGGTGTACCATCATAGTTTCTATTGAATAGATTAGCAAATACTGATGTCTTTCTCTGTTTAGCCAATACAAGGCTTGAATATCTTTCCTGTAATTCTGGATTCTGTGCCATATGTATGTTCTCCTTTTAATTTTATAATTTTAAGTCTGGATTCATTTCTCTGAACTTCTTTTCGACACCAGACATCTCGCCACCAAGCTGATTGTTTGCGGTAGGTGATGTTGGTTCAGGTGCTTTTGTATGAGGCTCATTGCTAGGCTTTGGGAATAATTCAGCAAGGGCCTTTGCAGATTCATTGAGTTCTTCTTCAGTCTCTCCTTTTAGGAACTGTGCAGCTGAGGAAGGAAGCTTATTATCTGCAGCCACCTTGTTAAGAAGTTCTTTTCTATTGAATCCTGCCACCTGCTGCTTTAATGATGTATTTTCCTCTTTTAGGTTCTTCAATTCTTCAGAATTAGAAGTTGAATAAGTATCCTTGAGTGCCTGTACATCATCAGGTGACATATATCCTTCATATTTTTTCTTTTCTCTAGCTAGTCTTTCTTTGATAGCATCATCAAATTCTTCCTGTGTGTTGATTGGTGTAAAACTCATATATATTCTCCTATTTCTCCGTATAGTTACGTAATTTTTAAATAAGTACTTTCTGCTTCTTTCTTGCCTTCTTGAGAGAGCACTGCCAGTGTGCCAGCACTACTGATTCAAGAAGAGAAATGTCAACCCCTTCAATGATTGACTTGTATCCGAATCCCCCGTTTGTTCCAATAGCACGCTTTTCACAGTTGGATACGCACTGTGATAGCGATGGCTGACCAAAATGGCATATATTGGAAGCATATAAAGCCTTTTCAAATGAAGCACCTGCAGCAATGATATCTGCAGTCTTTGGCATGATCACCTTTAATTTGATGCCGGACTCTTTAAGCTCATTTATAAGCATCTGCTGACCGTTTGCACCGTCTACTGTAACCATGGCAATATCCGCCTTTCTAAGAAAGTCAATAATCCATCCGTTGCCTTTTCTAATAGGTCTGCATCCAATGACATCAACTAGTATATTGTCATCTTTTGTTTTGACTGCGACCGACATAGAAACATTACTGCCATCGTGACCGTACTTAATACCAACAAAGAGAGGACCTTTAAACTCTGGAATAGTCTCTACTTTCAGAGCGTTCCACTCATTTTCTGATATTGCGGATTTCTGGTTATACTGAAGCCATAAACCGAATCGCTGTATATTGAAGTCAATTTCATCACTTGAGTCTTCAGCTGCAACAGAACGCTCCTTCAGTGTCTGACCTAGTGAGGGGTTTGTCTCGTACCATATATCCCTGTCTTTTACATCGGACATATGTTCTACAGACCATTCAGCCCATCCGCTTGTATCAGAGCCTCCTGATAGACATTCCTTTCTCAGATTAACAAATACAGTACCTGAAGATACTGCAGTTGGTGGAGTACCACACATAAGTGTCTGAGGGTTCTCTGATGAAGTAACTACATACTGAAGTGCTGACTGCTGGTCTTCAGTGTATTCCTGAGCCTCATCCACAACGAGAAGGTCAAAGCCTTCACCAAGTCCTCCCTTTGATGATCTTGTTCTAAAGGAAGCACTTCCTCCACCTTCATCAAGGATTCTTATTGTCTCCAGTCCAAACTGGGCTGTAGCCGTATAGGACTTTTCATAGGTCTTTTCCTTATCTGCTCTCTTTACCTCAGTATAATCATTTTCATCAAGCATCTGCTTAAGCTTCTCCCACGAAGCATGCGATGTAGTTGTACGGTGTGCTGTATGTAGAATCTTTTCCCCATGCAGCAGTCCCCACAATTCTCTCATGACTAGGATTTCAGACTTCCCGTTACGTCTCGGTATTGAATATCCGTATTTTATATGGACCCACTGACCGTCATCATCGACAGCCATTATGTCCATCATCTGTATTTCCTGCCATTCCATAGCATTACGTGTGGTATTGTTGTATAGTTCTATAGCTTCATTCCCTCGTGTGCTCTTATAGGGGATAATGTAACTATTCGTAGGAGTCTGTCTGCCTATCTTATTAGACATGTGCCTTTAACCTCCTACTTTTGTGTAATTAAAAAGGTGTCACAATCAATTGACACCACCTCCTGGTTTCTTGAATAAATGGTTGAATAGTTTTATAAATATATGTATAATACAAGTGAAAAGAGGCATGCCCCACTGTAACCAGAGGGGGGGCCTCTTTTTTTATTTTCTTTTTATAACTATCACAAGTTCATCCATACGTTTAACAATTATAGTATTAACATATGATGTTTTGGGTTTCCTGTATATTTCATCTAGTCTTTCCATGATTTCAACATCATTTAATCCTGTCTTGGTTAAATCAAAAATGAAGTTATTTGCTTGCCCTTCTTTTTCTTCGACTGCATGAAACAAAGTATGCATGCTAGTCCCTTTCAAAGTTTTTAAATCCCAAAATTCTCCATTCCATAAATAATCAGAACATTTTACACCATTAGCTTCTTGTATTTCTGGCAAATATAGTACTTCTCCGCCAAATATTTTCTTTAACCATTCTGCAACTTCAACTTCGTTGTTTTTATGCTTTATTTTATTTACTTCATTAACATAAAATATTCTCCCTTTAATTGTAACTGACTTGGCATTCTCAACAACACCCTTACCTGGAGTTGCTTGATTTAAATAAACTTTAGTTACATCTTCGGTACCATTAGGTAATTTTGGTGTTGCTTTTTCTTCTCTTACCTTTGAAGGTGTATTTAATTCGATGATTTCTCTTGAATGGACGTCTTGAACCTTCCCATCACCGTTTCTTGGGTCATATATAACTTTGCATCTGCAGTTAGCGTGCCTTCTGAATACGTCATTTCCTGTGTCTTTGACATCCTCATAATTATACACGCCCGCAAGACCTCTGCACCACGGGCAACATCCAAAGGATGCTCTTCTTACAATGACAGGCTTATAACCCATATTGTAGTGAAGATCTGCGTTTGTTCTGACACCTTCATCTACAATTGATAATGCATTTGTTATAACAGGCTCATTTAGATACTTTTTTACATCGTCAAAATATTCTGCTTCAGATACCTTTTTAATGAGCCCTAACGTCTTATCTGCATTGTATGAGGGTTTTCTTGCTTTAGCATTTATACCTGCCTTTTTATTCATGACACCCATTGCACCACACACATAAGAAGAAATAAGCCCATAGTTATTCTCTAATGTAGGATTGAGTATCTCGCTTGCGATATCGTAGTACATCTTTCCATCTGGAAGAACATCAGAAGAGAGATTCTTCATGTATGCTTCTGCTAGGATTTTCCCGACTTCTTCAGCATAGTCCATTGCCTTGAGAAAATCACAATCCTTCTTCTTAATGGCTGATAATAGTTTTATTATTTTTTCAGACTTCTGATAACTAAGAGTGAAGCTCTTATTTATTTTTCTGAGCAGTTCTTTGGATAAATCACTGTTCATCTTCTTCACCATCGTCTATGTTTAAATCTAAAGGCTGAGCATAGGCTGGAGTTTTGTCATCGGAAGACCTGATTCCTGTTAGATCCTCAAGCGTACTCTTATCAAAGTAGTTAGAAATTGCTGTATTAATTTTTGATACGCCATCACCAATACCTGAAAGCATAGTTGCATCAACATCAAACGCTGGCTTCCATCGTACGGCGATATTTGCGAATTCAGTACGCTTATATGATTTATTGTCCTCAACACATTTCGCCAGATATCCTGTATTAATGATACCTACACTGAATGTGTCCTGTGCACTCTTTGCCATCAGTCTAAGGCTTTCATGCGATGCTTTAATTCCTTCAGCACTGGATGGATTTTCCGTAGTAAATCCTAGGTCGTCTAATGTGAGCCCTGTCTCTCCAGCAAACATAGAAGCAAGAGTCTTGAGCACATCATTGTATGGTGACATTGACTGCTGATTGAACTGCCCTACTGTCGGAGCACCGCCGTCAGAATCCTTTGTAAATGCAAGCATTGAGGACAATGTAGCGCCCCACTTGTCAAACTGTTCCACTTCATCATCTAATCCGACAACATACTTCTGGGGGAATGAATAGAACATGGAACTTACACTCATGAGTCTCAATGCTTCCTTGGCATCATCTACATACTTAATGAGTGACTTTGATATGAGGCTTCGACCAAACGGCCTAGTAGCATCCGGATTATAGATGACAGGTACTAGAAGCGGATAAGGTGCTACATTAGGCATATCCATTGAGGGGTCATGCTGACCTTCAATGTAGAATGTTGTTGAATCTGAGGTGAAATACGCTTCTACTAGCGGTTCACCTAGTTCAGTATCTCTTTCAAGTACTGCATATCCTTCAGTAAGCATCATAGTAGATGTATCTAATATACCTGTGGCATTGGATCCATCTATTACCTGAAGTCTAGCGCTGCCATCATCATTCTTTGATATATATACAAAGTCACATGAAGAGATGATTGCGCCCTTGAACATCTGGTCAAAGAGCACATCTCTATTGTTCATTCTGAAGATCTTATCAAGGTTCATGATATCGTCTTCGCTGAATCCATTGAACTGTAGACGGTTGGATAATGTATCAACAGCCTTTGGAATCCATCCTACCTTCTTGCTTATGCTTCTCAGCTTTTCAGGAAGGGTGTTGGTCTGATAAGGGTCCATCTGGTCCTTCATGTCATAATACTTATAGCATTCCAGTACCTTTGTTCTCTTATGTGAAAGCTTCGCTCTCAAGTATTCAATTCCTTTATAATTCATATCTTTTTACCTGTTTTTTTTCCTTTCTGAGAGGCCTTTGAAGTGATTTAGAATTAGTGCCCGAGATTTTCAAAACCCTTGTCAGCGAGAAATTCACGTAGTACAAGCGAACCTCTGGCTCCAGCGTTTAAGGGGTCCCATACCCCCTGTTTTTTAGCAACAAAAAAGACCATCAATAAAAATGGTCTTAAGATGCTCTATATGTAGTCCAATCTACCTTGTGAGGAAGATCATCGTTCATTATCTGACTGTCTCTCTTTACTTCTATTCGTCTGAAAAGCTTATCACTCTTTTCACGGTTACAAATCCAATGCGCAAGCTGAAGATTATCCATGTCGCTCGGATGACCACCTTTAGCTACTGGAATGATATGGTCTATACATGGAGACATAGGGTGAGGATACTTCTTGGTGAAGTCAACAGGCTTGCCACATATACCGCATACTGTCTGTGTAGCAAGTATCTTTTTCTTATTAATAAGAAACTGCCTTCTATGACCAGCATTATCCTGGTCAGGTCTGTATCCTCTACTCATGATGTTTCCTTTTGTTCTTTTCCAGTGCTTTAGTAGACTTATGTTTAGCATCTATATGCTTGCTGAAGTACACGTCAACATGTTCACGTCCGCAGATCATGCAGCGATAGAACACAATCTTCTTATCACAATGACGTTCATCATCATACTTAATCTCGTAATGATCCTCATAAAACTGATGCCAGTGACCTCTCATTCCCTGTGCCATATTTAATCCTCGCAAAATAAAAAGCGCTACTATGAGCGCTTTGGAATTATAGTTCTCTCTCAAACTATTTCTACATTTTAACTATATAGTGCTGATAACATAACATTCAACTACATTAATCTACATTTTTAATCATTTACTTGCATTTATCTACATTAATGTGCATTTTCTAACTCGTTTAATGCATCTCTTAGCATTCTCCACACGTGATTGGTAGAATAATCCATCTCATCCGCTACCTGTTCAATAGTCATGCCGTCAAGATAGCGATAGCATAATATGCATCTATGCTTAGTATCTTTAATTGAATAGACAAGATTTCTAGTCTCATCCATCTCTTTAATGAGTTCATCCTTTTCAAGAATCAAATCCTGTTTAGTCTTAGGAATACCAGTAGAGCCATAAGAAGAATAACTAATAGCTTTAACATTTACTAATCTATTTTCTAAGTATTCAACTCGCTCTTTTAGAAATCTATAATTTTCTAGTTGCTCTTTGACTCTACTCATTTGATTCCTCCTTGATGATCATCTAATGTATTTTCTTTGAATGCTGCTTATAAAATTAAATCCATCTGTTAATCCTTCATTAACTATAGTTATAAACGTCTCTTTCGTTTGCAGCTTTAATCTATAGAAGTTTTTTGTCTTACCTGCATAAATCTTATAAGGACCTGTATGCTTAATCATTACTATATCTTTAGTATCATACTTTTTGTTTTCGAATTCAATTACTCCATCAAAATCCTTATCAATATTGAATTCATTCAGATAGTTAAGTCTTTTGAATGCAAGAGTATCATCAAGATATCTTTCTTCAAATATCTTGTCATTATTAAAATAGAAAGATATGCATTTGCTATACTTGTATCCTCTTCTAGTTTCAAGTCTATATGTTACGTTATCTAAATTGATAAGAGAAAAGTATCTTCTCATCTTAAAATAATCGCTTCTTTTTTCTGGACATTTAAATAATGACCACACTTCAATGAACCTTGACACTGATCACTCCTCCTACAACCACACATCTGCAACGATTCCTGTAATCCAGTAAGTGACGACTGCATGCGAAATATAAAGATACTTATCTTTGCATTCATAGAATCCTTCTTTGAGTACTTCTAATTCGGTTTTATTCTGTGCATGTAGTTTGAAGATGTATCCACTTTTATAAAAGTATGTAATTGCATATTTAAAAAGTAAGTTCAACTTTATGAACCGCCCCTGTCAAGTAGACAGGTGAAATAATTAAAAACATGTACCCTTGCC